TTATCCTGCTGAATCAGGCGTGTCAGGCTCTGGCGCAGGCTTGCACCTCGCCACCTTCGTTAGCCGCTCATCCCAGCGCGCTTCATCCTCATCGCCCTCGACCTCGCGGGCGAGTTCCTTGAACTTGTCGAGCTGGGTGCGCGGTTCGTCAGGCATCCTCGTCCTCGTCGTCCAGTCGCGACGTCGTTGATCACCTCGGCACGCGGCCGGCGCCGGCGGCGCAGGAAGATCCCGCCCATGCCGACGAACGGCTCGGCGTAGAGATCGCACTCCACCGCGTCGATGATCCGCACGAGCCGGGAGGCCAGGTTGCGCTTTCCACCGATATATCCCGCGGCGGGTGCCACTGAACACTGGTACTGGACATGTAGGATTTCGCTCTCTTGTAGGAACCCCGCCCGAGAATTTCCGGGTGCGGGATGGCCGGACTGGCCGATCTGCCATGGCGAGCGTATCCTCGTCGGTGAGCCGAGCCGCCACTCGGCTTGCCCCCGCCCGGCCCTTGGTCCGGGCGGGGCGCAATCATGCCGCCACGGCGGCTACGCGCTCCCGGAAGCGCACGATCTCGCGCCCCGTCTCGTCGTTGAGCTGCAGGAAGCGCGCCTGCAGCGGCGCGATCTCCAGCTCGAAGAACGTGTCGGTCGCCTGCAGGGGGTTGCCGAAGCCGCTCGATCCCTGTGCCGGCACGATGCCGAGCAGCTGGGGCGGCACGCGATGCGCGGCGAGCACATCGTCGCGCGTCGCGTTCTTGATGCCCAAAAACTCGTCCTTCGCGCCCACCTCGGCGATCGGCAGGATCTTGAGGCTCCCTTCCTTCCCGCCCGGCGCATGGACGAACAGGTTCTTGAAGTTGCCCGGCCCCTTGGACTTTTTCAGCGCATCGCGGAGCGCGTTGGTGTCGTTCTCGTCGATGTCGCCTGTTGCATAGAGGATGTACCCGGCGTGGCTGCCGTTGAGGTAGTAGCGCCGGCGGAACAGCGTCGCCGCCTCGTTTAGCAGCGCCGACTGCAGCGCGCTCAGATATTCGGGAACCCCATAGATCTCCTGGTTGATGTCGGGCTGGCGCAGCATGAACACGCTGCCGGGCCGGAACTCGGTCTCTTGTCGATATCCCGGCACGAAGAAGTAGCGCCCCTCCCCCACGCCGCGGCGCGTGTATTTCGCCAGCGCATGCTCATAGCGAAGCACGCCGCCCAGCACATTGCGCCGCTCCTCTAGGAAGCCAAAGCCGAACACCAGATAGTCCTGCACCATCGCCTCGAATGCGGCACGGCTAAGCAGTGGCGAGGGCTCGAACGAAGCGACCAGCAGGTTGCGCTTGAGATAGATGGCGCTGCTGTGGTGCGGAGAGACGCGGAACGCGCGCGCCAGGCCGTCGACGGGAATCGGCGGCTCGTACCAGCGAGCGTTGTGGACGCATTCCAGCATGTCGATCAGCTCGCGCCGGCCCAGCACCGGCTCCGGATCGCCGAAGCTGAATGCCAGCTCCCGCGATTGCGTGCTCGCGCTCGCCTCGATGGCTCCAGGCGCCGCCGCCGCCGATTCCACCCGCGACATTCGCCGCGTCCTCCGCTTCGCCATCGATGATCTCCATGCGCGTCTTCGGCCGCGCCTTGCCGTCCAGGGGTTCGTTGATGAGGATGTGCATGATCGCCCAGGCCAGATCGGCATGGCCGATGTCGTCGCTGCGGCTCGCCTTGAAGGTGATCGCCGCGCCCGATCGGGTGAGCGCCTTCTTGATCGACAGGAAGCTCGACTGAACGTCGATCCACCCGGCGTCGAACTCGATCCGCTGGCGGGCGAAGCTGTGCTGCGCTTTCATCACCATCGTCGCCTTCGCCTCGAGCGAATATTCGATCTTGGTAAGGCCGCGCACATTCTCGCGCTGCAGGCACTGATAGACGCCGGCGCCGACGCCGCCGGCGTCCACGCCCAGATAGGTGCAGTTGTAGCGCGTCAGGCGCGCAACGATGAACTCGGCCTGCGCCTGGAAGTCGAGCCCGCGCAGCTGGTGGCGCTCGATCAGCCGGAACTTGCCGCTCGGCCCTTCCGGCGGCAGCGCGATCACCAGCGCGGCATTGTCCCCGTCCTCGCTCTCCTGCGGGTCATAGCCCGCCCACACCGGTCGATTGCCCACCGGCTTCGGCGCCAGCAGATCCACGTCGCGCCAGTCCACCACGGCGTCCACCGTCGCGCGCTGCAGCTCGTTGAACTTGAAGGCCGACAGGCTGTCGTCGACGAACTGGCACATCAGCAGGTTGGCGAATTCGTCGGGCGCATATTCGATGCGCAGCTCGTCGATGTCGAACAGGTCGCACCCGCGCGCCGCAGCATCCTCGATCGTCACGATCTGGCGCCAGATATTGTCCTCGCAGAGCACGCCCGCCTTCAGCCGGGCATGGCTCACGTCGATCGTGACGCGGTTTTCCTTCTTCACCCGGCGGTTGCGGCGCTCTCCGGTCCAATAGGGGTGCGCCTGGTGCGCGACGCTCGACGGGGTGGAGAAGTAGGTCCGGCGCCAGCGCTTGTGCATCGCCATGGCGCTGGCGACCTTGTTCAGCTCTTCAAACCCATAGGTCCAGAAAAACTCGTCGAAGTAGAAATTGCCGTGGTAGCCTTGCGCGGTGCGGGCGTTGGTGCCGAGGAAGATCAGCTCGGCCGCGGGCTCCCCTTCCGGCATCGTGTCCGCGGTCACCACGATCGGATCGCCGGTCAGCTTCACGCCCACGCGCGCCGCGAACTGGATGATGTAGCCGCGAAAGATATGCGCCTGGTTCTTGGAGGCGGACAGGAAGATTTGGTTGCCGCCGCCGCGCAGCGCGTCGAGCAGCGCCTCCCGGGCGAAATACCAGGTCGCGCCGATCTGGCGCGATTTCAGGATCATGCGGGTGCGCTGGTCCTTCGCCGCCCACCAATCCTCCTGGTAACCGAACAGCTCCTCCTCGAAGATCGCCTCGAGCTGCTCCACCTGCTGGCAAGTGAAGTGGTTCTTCTTCGCCTTCTTCTTCTCGCCGGCGTTTCGGTTTGCCACCTTCTCGTTGAGGTCGCCCTCGTGCCCGCCCGGCGCCTCGTACCGGCGCACCCGCGCGGTCGAGACCACCGCACGCATCAGCAGGTCGATTTCCTTGAAGTCGCCGCCCGTCTTCGCATCCTTGGCGATCAGCAGGTTGAGCCGGCACTCGAGCGCGTCTTCGATCTTCGCGATCGACGGCGCATCGTCCCACTTCTCGCGGTCCTTCCACGCCTGCACGGTCGATCGGTTGAGCCCCAGCTCCCCCGCGATCTGGGTGATCCCCCACCCGCGCCAATAGAGGCTGCGCGCCTGGCGGCGCGCGTCGACCGGGATCGGCATGGTCGATGCTGGCAGGGGTTCGTCGATCGGCGTCATTGCGCGGCGAACCTAGCCACGCATCCCTCCGCCGATTGAGCAGCGGGCCTTGTAGAGCCGCCTAATACAAGGCCGCTCGCTTGAGAAACGGCGTGCCTTGACCCCCTTTTCGCCGGGTCAGCGCGGCTGCGGCCGCCACCATCGAACCGATCACGGGGACCGCACCGCCATGGGCAAGAAGAGCAAGTTCTTCCGCGCTTTCGTCGAAGGCCAGACGATCAGCGACGGCCGCGTCATCACCGCGGAGATGATCGATGAGATCGTCGCGACGTTCAACACCGATACCTACACCCCGCGCATCAACATCGAGCACATCTCCGGCTACAGCCCGGAGCCTCCGTTCAACGGCTATGGCGACGTCGTCGCGGTGAAGGCCGAAGACGTCGAGCTGCAGATCGCCGGCAAGACTGAAAAGCGCCGCGCGCTCTATGCGCAGGTCGCGGGCAACGACCAGCTCGTGAAGCTGGCCGATGCCGACCAGAAGCCATTTCCCTCGGTCGAGCTCACGCCCAGCTACGCCGGCAGCGACAAGTTCGGGCTGATCGGGCTCGCCCTCACAGACAAGCCCGCCAGCATCGGCACCGAGAAACTGCAGTTCTCGCGCAGCGCTCCCGGCACCGTCTTCTCCGCCTCGACCGATGGCGTCGAGATCGAATTCGAAGAGTCGGCAGCCGACGCATCGAAGGTGGAAAGCGCGGTCGCCGGCTTCTTCTCGGCGCTGGCCGCGAAGTTCAAGTCTCCCGAGGAGGAGAAGCCAAAGAAGGCGGATCCGGTCACCCCGACGCCCGCCCCGGCCAACGACAATTTCGCGGCCTTCGCGACCGAGATGGGCCAGACCGTCGCCGCGGCGATCACCGCAGCCGTGAAGCCGTTCAGCGAGGCGAACGCCGCCCTGCAGAGCGAGTTCGCCACGATCAAGGCGAAGCTCGAGCAGACGCCGGAACAGGGCTTCAACCGCAAACCGGCGAGCGGCGGCTGCAACACGGTCCAGACCGACTGCTGATCACCTCTCGCCGATCCACACCGCCACATCCCAGAATTTCTCGCCAGGAGCCCCCGATGCGCAACGAAACCCGCCTGCTCTACACCGCGCTCGTCACCCAGGTCGCCGGCCTCAACGGCGTCGCGGACGCCACCGTGCGCTTCTCGGTCGCGCCGGCGATCGAGCAGAAGCTGGAGGAGAATATCCAGCACTCGAGCGAGTTCCTGCAGCTCGTCAACATCATCCCCGTCGATCAGCAGGAGGGCGACAAGGTCGGCTTCGGCGTCACCCGTCCGATCGCGAGCCGCACGGCCACCAATAGCGCGAACGGCACGCGCCGGCGCCCGATCGATCCGACCGACACCAACGACAAGGGCCGCTATCGCTGCGAGCAGACCAACAGCGACGTCACGATCAAATATTCGAAGCTCGACGCCTGGCGCCACAAGCCAGAGTTCCAGACCCTCTATCGCGACACGATCGTCAAGCAGCAGGGCCGCGATCGCATCATGATCGGCTGGAACGGCGTCAACTGCGCCGCCACCACCGATATCGTCGCCAATCCGCTCCTGCAGGACGTGAACTATGGTTGGCTCTACAAGATCCGCGAGTTCGCGCCGGAACGCCACCTGGATGATGGCGCGCTGAGCGTGGATCCGACCAAGGCGATCTATGTCGCCGCTGGCGAGGTGGGCGTCGAGGTCGACTATGTGAACCTCGACGCACTGGTGCACGACGCGACCGAGCTGCTCGACGAATGGCACCGCGACGATACCGACCTGGTCGTGATCGTCGGCCGCGACCTGGTCCACGACAAGTACCACAACATCATCAACGCTGCCGGCGACACGGCAACGGAGATGGAGGCGCGCGACCGCATCCTCACCCTGCCCAAGCAGATCGGCGGCAAGAAGGCGGTGATGGTGCCGTTCTTCCCCCAGAACGCGCTGCTCATCACCAGCCTGGATAACCTGTCGATCTACGTCCAGAACGAGACGCGCCGCCGCCAGATGCGCGACGAGCCCGAGTTCGACCAGGTCGCCGACTATCAGTCGGTGAACGAAGCCTATGTGGTCGAGGATTACGGCCGCTGCGCCTTCGTCGAAAACATCGTCATGGCCAAGAAGCCGGCCTGATCCGTCGGCTTCTCCTCCCCGTAGCCCGCTCGCCCCAAAGGAACCGCAATGAGCCTCGCACGCAAGCACCGGGACGCCATGATGGCGGCCTTGGCAGCCAAGTCTGAACCGGCGGTCGCTCCTGTTGTGGCGGGCGGGCTCACCCCCGATACGACGCCCCCCTCGGCGGGGGCACCCGCACGGCCGAGCCTCGCCCGCGCCGCACGCGACCGCGCGCTCTCCCAGGCATCCGCCTCGGCAGAGCGTGCGGTCGCGCCTGAGCTGGACGCCGGAACGCCCGAGCAGCGCGCCGCCGCGCAGATGCAGCTGCGCCTGCAGCACGATCTCCGCCGGCTGAAGGACATCCAGTCGATTGAGAAGAAGATCGAGGCGAAGCGCGAGATGCTGCCGGAATATGCGGCATGGGTCGAAGGCTTGGTAGCGGCGGATGCTCCGACCACGGACGAAGTGCTGCCCACCGTCATGATCTGGCGGATCGATACCGGTGACTTCGCTGGCGCGCTTACCCTCGCCGAGCATGTCCTCGCCCACGATGTTCCCCTGCCCGCTCGCTACGAACGTACCGCTCCCGCGCTGATCGTCGAGGAGATCGCTACCGCCGCCCTCAAGGCGCAGGGCGCCGGCGAGAGCTTCGCACTCGAGATCCTCGAGCGTGTCGCCGAGCTTACCGCCGATGCGGACATGCACGACGAAATCCGCGCCAAGCTGGCGAAGGCCATTGGCGTCGAGCAGATGCGCGCCGCCGAGGATGGGGCGGCCGAGCCGCTGGCGCAGGCTTCTGCTGCCGCGATTGCGCTCGGCACGCTCCGCCGCGCCCAGCAGCTCAATGAGCGAGTCGGCGTCAAGGACCGGATCAAGCGGCTCGAGAAGATGCTCGCGCCGCCCAAGGAACCCGCGGCCGCCGCCGCCTGACAAGCTCGCCCCCCGGCGCTCGGGGGCGGATCGCGCGCGATGGGAGGGGCTTCGTGCCTGAGGGCCATCGCTGACCCGGTCCCCACCCCCGTAACTGGCGGGCTGCGATGAGGAAGCCATGCACTATCTCAACGCCCTCGCCCTGTTCGCCGCCGCGGCACTGCTCTGCTTCTGCGTCGTCGCCTCCGTCGCCGGAATGATGACTGCCATCCTCGACGACGATCGGCACGCCCAGGCCGCGGGGATCGCAGCGGCCACCGGCGGCTTCGCCGGCGCGATCGCCGCCCTGGCAATCATCTCGCGCCTGGTGATGCTGTGAGCGGCTTTTCCTGCACCCCCTCGCTCGTGCCGCCCCCCGGGCAGCCCGCGGCCGATCCGATCGCCAACGACGGCTGGTTCCCGGCAATCGATCCCGCAGTGCTGCGCGAGGAGCGCCGGATCCGTGATGCCGTCACCGCCGATCGCCTGCGCGCTGCGGTGCTCGAGGCGATGATCTGGACCAACGATCAGCTCGCCGAGTGGCGCGCCGCCCAGACTGCCGACAGCTTCGAAGGCGTGCCCTCGCTCCCCCTCGCCGGCGAGACCCGCAACCTGGTGCTCTATCGCACCGCTGTCGGCGCCTGGACCAAGGCGCTGCTGGTCGAGCGCCAGCGCGATACGGATCTCACCGGCGCCGGGCAGCGCAAGGTCGAGGAGCTGGATGAATCGATCGGCGAGCTGCGCCGCGACGCGCTCCACGCCGTGCGCGGGATCCTCGGCCGCACCCGAACCTGCGTCGAGCTGATCTGATGGCGGATCGCATTACCTCGGCACAGGGCGATACGCTCGACGAACTGCTCTGGCGCGAACGCGGCCTTGGCATCGACGCGGTCGACGCTGTGCTCGCCGCCAATCCCGGCCTCGCGGATCTCGGCCCCATCCTCCCGATCGGCACGCCGGTCATCATCCCCACGATCGCCACCCCCGCTGTCCAGGTGCGCGAGATCGTCCAGCTCTGGAGTTGAGCATGCCGGCCAAGCTGCAAGTCTTCCTCGACGCCCTCCTCACGCTCCTCGCCGGCCTTGCCCCCGGCGCGCTCGGCGCCGCTGTCGGCATGGCGTGGAAGAAGGGGCTCACCTGGCGCGATCGCTTCGTGCAGCTCGCGGTGGGCATTGTCGTTAGCTGGTTCGCCACGCGCGCGCTGGGCGCAATCTATCCCCATTGGGATCCGTTCGTGCTTCAGGCGGCGGCGTTCACGGTCGGCATGATCGCGTTCGAAGCCACGCCGCGCTTCATCGCGGCCGCGGCCGACGCGATCGCCTCCATTCCTGCGCGCCTCGCAGATCGATTCCTCCCCGGCAGAAAGGATGGCGAATGAGCACGCCCACCAAGCTTGCGCGCCGGCCCAAGTCCCTGATCGCGGCGATCGGCGTCGCCGCGGCGCTGATCGTCTCGCCGCTCGTCGCCAAATGGGAGAGCGGCGGAAAGCAGCACCTCGCCGCCTATCGCGACATCGTCGGCATCTGGACGATTTGCGACGGCGACACCAGCAACGTGCGCCCCGGCATGGTCGAGACGCCGGAAGGCTGCGAGCGCCGCCTCGAGGCGCAGCTCGTGGCCCATGCCGAGCCGGTACTTCGCTGCACGCCGGGCCTTCGCGATCGCCCCGATCAGCTCGCCGCCGCGGTGAGCCTCGCCTACAATATCGGCACCGGCGCCTATTGCGGCTCGACCGTCGCGCGCCGGTTCAACACGGGCGACATCCGCGGCGCCTGCGACGCTTTCCTCATGTGGACCAAGGCCGGCGGCCGCGTCGTCCAGGGCCTGGTCAATCGGCGCCGTGACGAACGCAGCATCTGCCTTCGGGGGCTCGCATGATGGCCGCCTTGGCAGTGGGGCGCTGGATCTCCGGCGCGCGCGAATGGCTCGTGCTCCTCGCCGTCGCTGCAGTCGCCGCCTGGTTCTATGTCGACGCCCGCCAGATGCGCGCCGACCGCGATGCCTGGGCGCGCTGGGGAGACCAGCTCTGCGCGTTCGCCGGCGCCAACACCGCGCCCGCGACGGTGGAAGTCCAGACCGACAAGGGCAAGCGCAGGGTCGAGAAGGGCCGCGGCCAGCTCTGCGCGGAGGCGGTGCAGGATCTCGCGGCCTTCAAGGCGCGCAGCCAGACCGAGTCTGCCCGTCTGCTCGCGGAGGCCCAGCGCGAACGTGAGCAGAAGGCAGCAGCCGATCGTGCCGCGTCCCACAGCGACGCCGCCGATCGGCGCGCGGCGCAGGCGAAAATGGAGGAAGTAGATGCGCAGGTTGGCGATGACGATCGCGTTGGCGGCGACTGGTTCGCTCGCCTCAATGAGCTTGCAGGGCTGCACCGGCGCCGTTGAACGCCGCGCGCCCGAGGTGATCGCCGTGCCGGTGAGGGACACGCCGCCCGCAGACCTGCTCGCCTGCCCCGAAGCTGCTGAGCCCTTTCCCACGGACGCGCAGGCCACCATGCCGGCAGCGGTACGCGGGCCGCTCGCGGGGCTCGCGATCGGCTATCGCGATCTCTTCGACCGCACTGAGCGGCTGATCAACTGGATCGCTCCGGGGACCTGCCCCGCAGGAGCCCCGCGCCCGTGAAGAAGCCGGACGAACTCCGCCGCGTCCTGCTCGCGCATGTGCCCGAGCTCGGCCGCGACGCGGACAAGCTCAGCATCTTCATCGATCGTGGCGGCATCGCCGCACGCGCGGGAAGCCTCGGCTTCGAATATCGCTACACGCTCAACGTGGTTGTCCAGGACTATGCCGGCGAAGTGGACGCGCTGATCGTCCCCGTGCTCGCCTGGATCGCCGAAGCGCAGCCGGACCTCCTCGAGCGCGCGGTCGCGGGTGGCACCGAGCCCTTCGTCTTTGAGTCCGAAATCCTTGACGGCGATGCCGCGGACGTGTCGATCAACATTGAGCTGACTGAGGGCGTGATCGTGAAGCCGAAGGATGGCGGCGGCTTCACCGCCGAGCGCGTCGACGATCGCCCGCCCGCCGACAAGTTCCCCGGCGTGTGTTGCGTGCCTCTCTGGCAGCTCTTCCTACGCGACCAGCTCATCGCGCAAACCAGCGATCCCGACTTCGAACCCGCACCCTCCCCGTGAGCGACCTCGCCAAGATCGAAGCCCTCGCCGCCGCCCTGCTGCGCAAGCTGGGCTCTGACGAACGCCGCCGGATCCTGCGCGCCATGGCGCGGGATCTGCAGGCCTCACAGTCGGCGCGGATCGGTAGTCAGCGGAATCCCGATGGCAGCGCCTTTGTGCCGCGCAAGCAGCGCAAGCCCGCGCGCTCGGGCAACTATGCGGTGAAGTTCCTCTATCCGAAGGGCGCCGCCGAGCCGCGCCTGGTGCTCATGAAAAGCTGGGTGCACGAGGGCAATCTGCTCACCGGCTACGACGTCGAGGCGGGCGGGATTCGCAGCTTCTTCTGGGACAAGGTGGATCGTTGGCTGCCCGTCGAGCCCGAGGAGCAAAACAGGGGCGCAGACAAGTTCCGGCGCAAGGGCAGAATCCGCAACGCCGCCATGTTCCGCAAGCTGCGCAACCGGCGAAACTTGCTAGCTGGCGCGAGCGATCGCGAGGCATGGATCGGGTTCAGCGGCCGGGCGTCCCAGATCGCGCGCATCCACCAGGAGGGCGGAATCGATCGGCCCGCTCTCGGTGCGGCGCCAGTGCGCTACTCCCGTCGCGCGCTGCTGGGGCTCACAGAGGCGGAGAGCGCTCGAATGCTGAACCTATTGCTCGCGCGAATCACTCTCCAGTGACTGAGCAGAAACCAAGGTCTCGTTAGCTGGCGGGCAATGCCGAACCGCTGCGCTGCCCCACGCTCCTGCGCTTCGCGCGCATAGCCCCTCCTGTCATTCCCACACCGAGCAGCATCATCGCCCAAGTAGCCGGTTCAGGGACCGACGAGACAGCAACGAGCGAAACACGAACGTTGTCGATGCCAGCGGCTAGACCTTGGCTGTCCATGCCGGAGAAGACTATGGTGTTGTCGCCATAGTACTTGAAGGTGGTTGAGTAGTCCTGAAAACCACTCCCGGTCGGCGCCACAGAGAATACGCTCTTGCCATGAATGGAAACATCAATCCAATTTGGAGAAAGCGAGTCGGCATTACCTTGGGCTGCGAACACGAGCTGATAGATGCTTCCCTGGATCAAATTGCCGCGAAACTTATAGGCGATTCCGTCCTCAACCGAGTAGCTAGTGACGGTTTGTGCGACGGGAGTGACGATATGCGCCGCTTCAGCAACGGAAGGCACAGACGCAGCAACGGCAAGGAATGCCAACGGTTTCAAAGACTTCCGCATTCAGCCCTCCTTTGCTTACGATTCGATTAATGTTTATACCTGCAAGCAGGGAAACGTACCAGAAATATTTCCTGAAAGTGTCTCTCGGTGGGAATCGCTGATCTCGCCGCTTCTGGTCGGCTTAAGCAACGAGGCCTAAATCCCACAGCGGACACGCTCCCTTGTAGAGTCCCACTCTACAAGGCCACCCGCTAGCAGCGGGGGGCGGGCCGCCGCGACATGGCGGCCATGCCGGACTCCTCCGCCACCTTCACCGCCGTCGATCTATCCCGCCTGCCCCCGCCGGCGGTGATCGAGCAGCTCAGCTTCGAGCAGATCTACGGCCAGATGCTCGCCAGCCTGCTCGCGGTGGTGCCGGAGTTCGATGCCACGGTAGAATCCGATCCGGCGGTGAAGATCCTGCAGATCTCCGCCTATCGTGAGATGCTGCTGCGCGGCCGCATTAACGACGCGGCGCGAGCCGTGATGCCGGCCTTCGCCACCGGCACCGATCTCGATAACCTGGCCGCGCTGATGAACGTCGAGCGCCTGCTGCTCGACAAAGGCGATCCGGCAAACGGGGTGCCCCCTACCTATGAGAGTGACGCGGATCTGCGCAGCCGCTTCGTGATTGCTGCCGAGGGCTATTCCGTGGCGGGCCCCGAGGGTGCCTATATCTTCCACGCCCGCTCCGCCTCAGGTGACGTGCTCGACGCCAGCGCGATCAGCCCCGCGCCTGGCCAAGTGCTGGTGACCGTGCTCTCCCGCGTCGGCGATGGCACTGCGGCGCCCGAGCTGCTCGAGCTGGTCGAGGCGCATGTGTCGGACGAAACGCGGCGCCCGCTCACCGATGCCGTAACGGTCCAATCCGCCACCATCGTGCCATACCAGATCGTCGCGACCATCACGACGTTCTCAGGCCCCGACGGCTCGATCGTGCTCGCCGAGGCGATCAAGCGCGCCAACGAATATAAGGATCGCCAGCACCGCCTGGGCCTCGACGTCACGCGCTCGGGGCTCTTTGCCGCGCTCCACTGCGAGGGCGTACAGAACGTCGTGCTAACCTCCCCTGCGGCGGACATCGTAATCGACCGCGAACACGCGAGCTGGTGCACGCTGGTCGACGTGACGCATGCGGGCGTCGGCGAATAGTGGGCAGCCTTCTCCCTCCAAACGCCAGCGCACTCGAGCGTGCGATCGAGCAGGCCACCGCGCGCATGACAGAGCTGCCGGTTCCACTGCGCCAGCTCGTGAACCCGGACACCTGCCCGATCGACCTCCTCCCCTATCTCGCCTGGGCGCTCTCGCTCGATAGCTGGTCGAGCGACTGGCCCGATCAGGTTAAGCGGAACCGCGTCCGTCGCGCGATGGAGATCGCTCGGAGCAAGGGCACCGCCGAATCGGTGCGTGCAGTGGTCGAGAGCTTCGGCGGCGGTGTGGCGATCCGCGAATGGTGGCAGATGACGCCGCCCGGCGAACCCTACACTTTCGAGCTGATTGTCACCCTCACCGGCGCCGGCGGCACGCCCGCCAGCGCCGCTTTCGCGGATGCCGTGATCAACGAAGTCCGCCGCACCAAGCCGGTGCGGTCGCACTTCATCTTCACCCAGGGCGTGAGCCTGTCCGGCCAGGTCGGCGTCATCGCTGCCGCTCGCCCCACCACCTTCCGCCGCCTGCAGGTGCAGGCGCCTGCCGCCTAACGGAGACCGAAATGGCACTCGAGCTGGTCATCACCAACGCGGGCCGCGCGGCCCTGGTCGCGGCGTCCAACGACGGCACCAACGCGGTCCGCATCGCCTCGGTCGGCGTGTCGCCCACGGCTATTGCGGCTTCGCCCGCCACCGCGGCGCTGCCCGGCGAAGTGAAGCGGATCAACACCATCTCCGGGGCGGCTGCGTCTGAAGACACGATCCACGTCACCGTGCGCGACGAAACGACTGCGGTCTACACGGTGCGCTCGATCGCGCTCTACCTGCAGGACGGGACGCTCTTCGCCGCCTATGGGCAGGCCGATATCGTGGCGGAGAAGGCGGCGCAGGCGCTGCTGCTGCTCGCGATCGACGTCCAGTTTGCGGACATCGACGCGACGACGATCACGTTTGGTGATGCCAACTTCATCAATCCGCCGGCGACCACGGAAACCGCCGGCGTCGTCGAGCTGGCGAGCGATGCTGAGACGTCGGCCGGAACCGACGCCCAGCGTGCTGTCACGCCGAAGAGCCTTTCCTTCGCCTTGAACGCCCGCTTCGCCACCTGGGGCACCGATATCTGGCGCGCGAGCAACGATGGCGCCGGATCTGGCCTCGACGCGGATCTGCTTGACGGTCGGCAGGGTAGCGAGTTCGCGCTGCTCGCCGGCGCTGCGTTCAGCGGCACCGTGAGTGCCCCGCTGGTCGTGGGCACCAATTCGGAAGGGTTTCGCGTCGCGCACGGCACCCCCTTCTATTCCTTCTACAACGCCGCGCAGACGGTGCGCTTCGGCTACATCCAGCACACCGGCACCGGGAATGAGCTTACGATCGTCAACGATCGACCTGGTCGCATTCAGCTCTCGAGCGGGGGCACCTCGGTCTATATCGGCGCAACCGGCCTGCTCGTGGGCGCCAATGCCGTCTGGCACTCGGGCAACTTCAACCCCTCCACCAAGGCGAACCTTTCGGGCAGCACCTTTACAGGCCCGGTTTTCGCGCCGTCTCTGCAGACGGATGATTACTCATATCTGGCGCGCATCGATCCCAATACGATCGACCTTGCATTCGATGCTGGCGATTTCGTTCGCTACAATCGAACGCAGAACACCTACTATCAAAACATCGCCGGTGTAGCGCGGACTACGCTCTCCGAGAGCGAGTTCAATGTCCATGTGGCTCTCAAGCAATTCGGCAATCAGGTCTGGCACGCGGGCAACTTCAATCCCCCAGATTACGCCATGCTCAGCGGAGCGAACTTCAACGGGGCAATTACCGCGCCGGCGTTTGCGATCGACGCGAATGTCAGGTTCAACAAACCAGCCGGGACGCTGGTGGACCTTCAAGTTGACGCTGGTGACACGCTGCGCTTCGCTCAGGCTACCAATCAATGGGATTTCATAATCGGCGGATCGACTTCGTTGTCGATCACTACGACCGGATTGACGGTTCCTGGTACGCTCAACGCTACTCATCTGCAGGTGAGTGGCAGCGCCGTCTGGCACGCGGGCAATCTAAATCCCGCCAACTACGCCCTCCTTTCCGGTGCAAGCTTCACCGGGAACGTGACTGTTGTGGGAACGGTTGTGGCGACGGCGGTCGGAGGCGGAAGAGTCAACTTGCTCCCTGGCACTGCCGGCAACAGCGGCTATGTCGAGTTCAGCGATCTGAACGGCACGCGCCAGGCCTATATCGGTTTTGGGATCAACAACGGCGCGTTGCCATTCGTTTCGTCGACTGGTGCAGGCTTCTCGTTCACAGGCGGACCTGTAGCAGTTGCCGGCGCCCTCTCCGCAACGGGCGCGATCACGCGCTCAGGACATCAAGTCTGGGATGCCGGCAACGACGGCCATGGCTCTGGACTCGACGCTGATCTGCTCGATGGGCGGCATGCGTCCGATTTCGCGCTGCTCGCCGACTTCGCCAACAATCTCACCGGCAGCGGCTACCAGCGTCTCCCCGGTGGTCTCATCATCCAATGGTGCGCGGGCGGTGGAGCCAACGGCGGCTATGAATCAACGCAGGGCGTCAACTTCCCGATCGCATTTCCCAGCGCCTGCCTGCACGCCCAGGTAACCACCCGCTTGAGCAGCGCGACGACTGCAGGCGACGCCTTTTGGCAGCTGATCGGAAGCCCGACCACTACCGGCGTCACCGTCCAGCGCCAGATCACCGGTTCACCGAGCGACAACGCCTTTTCCTGGCCGTACGTCCTCGCGATCGGCTATTGAGGAGACCACCCAATGTCGCTGCACTACAGCGCTGCGCGTAACAGCTTCTTCGATTCCGCGATCCACGCCGAGCTGCCTGCCGATGCCGTGCCGATCACCGCGGCCCGGCACCGTGAGCTTATGGCAGGCCAAACCGAGGGGAAGTGCATTGTCCCGGACAGCAAGGGGCGGCCTCGCCTTGCGCGCCGGCCAGCTCTCCCGCTCGAGCAGCAGCGCGAGGCGGCGCTGCGACGAGTGCGCGCCGAGGCGCGCCGCCGGATCATCGAAGTCGCCAACCTCGAGCAGCAATCGAACGACAATGCGGCGATCGCGATGATGGCGCTCCAGCTCACGGCCGGAGCTTCGACGATCGACGCGTTCGAGGCGGTCGCCCGCCGCGAGCGGATCGACGCGATCCGCGCCGCGAGCGATCGCCTGCAGGCGGCGATCGCGAGCATGGACGCCAAGCAGCTCTCCGCGCTCGGTGTCGCTGCGGCCGAGCACTGGCCAGCCTGACTCAGTCGACGATCGTGGATGCCGGCATGATTGCAGGGGGACATTGTGCGTTGAAGGTCAGTGTCACCGGACCCATCTTGTAGGAGCGTCGCCCTTAGGTATTCTCCATTACCGACCGCATCCTGATCGCTTACCTGCTGCTGGGCTTCATTGTCGCCGCTGCGGTCACCCTGATTGTCTGGGTCCGGCACAACTCTCACGAAGCCAAATACCGTCGCTCCAAAATGCGGGAGGCTGCAGCGCGGAATGTGTCGACGCGGCTCAAATAGCAGAAAGTCCCGGTTCGCTGTGACCGAGCCTTTCCGCTCCAGCATTCAACGGTGCAGCTGATCTCCGATCTGCGGCTCTCGGCCGGCGAATGGTGTGGCTAGCGGACCCTACGCCTCCGTACTTCGTTGAGGAGCACGAGGAGAGCGTCATGTACCTAGGTCCCGAAAATGACAACGAGTCCCCCCCAGTGGACGACGCCGCAGATCTCGAGGAAGCGCAGGAAGACGCCGCCGAGAAGCGTGAGGAAGAGGGTGGCTATCAATAGAGATGGTAATCGCGGCACCTTACCGGCGCGGAAGGGACAGCCGGCGGTCCGTTTGATCTGCGCCCTGACCGTGAACCAGCTGTACGGCTCAATCTGAGGCGACAGCTTGGGCTCGCTGATCAAGCGCAGCCTGGCCCGGCCTTGTAGAGGCTCGCTCCACAACCCCCGTTCCGCGCGAAGCTGCCCCGCCGGCGGCATTGTCCGGCACCATGAGCGATCTGCCGGATCCGCGCCGCATTATCGGCAACATCCTTCGCCTGGGGACGATCGAGAGCGTCGACCTGGGCGAAGCGACGTGCCGTGTCCGCGTGGGCGACAACGTAACCGGCGACATTCCCTGGCTTGCTCCTCGCGCTGGAGAGCTGGTGCGGATCTGGTCGCCGCCGAGTATTGGCGAACAGTGCCTGCTCTTCTGCGCGGAAGGTGACACCGAGGCCGGGATCGCCGTGACCGGCCTGTTCTCGAACGCGCACCCCGCCCCCTCGTCCGATCCGCTCGTGATGATCGCTTTCAAGGATGGCACCCAGCTCTCCTACGATCCCGAGGCGCACGCGCTTAAGGTCGAGATCTCGGGCGGCGGCACCGCCGAGCTCGCGGCACCCGGCGGGCTCACGATCACCGCCGACACCGTGATCACCGGCAACGTGCAGATCTCTGGCTCGGTCGAAGTGAGCGAGACGGTCACCGCCAGCGATGACGTGATCGGCGGTGGCAAGAGCCTCAAGAGCCACAAGCACACCGGAGTCCAGGCCGGCGGCGCCCAGTCGGGGCCGCCAGCATGAACGGCATGGACGCGCGCACCGGCAAGCCACTCGAGGGCGAGGATCACCTGCGCCAGTCGATCGCCGATATCCTAACCACGCCGATCGGGACCCGTATTGGGCGGCGCGACTATGGATCGCTTCTCGCGGATCTGATCGATCAGCCTGCGAACCCGGCGGGCCGGATCCGCCTCTATGCCGCCACCGCGCTCGCCCTGCTGCGCTGGGAGCCTCGCATCGCCCTCACGCGCGTTGCGCTCGAGCAGACCGGCCCCGGCGCTTTCAACGTGATCGTCGAGGGGCGTCGCACCGACGTTGCCCGCCCCAACGTCCGCACCCGCATCACCGTGCCGCTCGCCTCGCGCGGCGGCCTTACCGTCTACGCCTGAAGGGAGCTTTCCATGCACGGAATCACGATCACCGAAGTCACCGAAGGCACGCGCAGCCTCGCCACCATCGCAACGGCGGTGATCGGCCTGGTCGCAACCGCCCCCGCGGCCGACGCCGCCGCCTTCCCCCTCGACCGCCCCGCCCTGGTGACGGACATCGAGGCCGCGATCGGCGTCGCCGGCGCCGCCGGCACGCTTCGCAACGCACTGCGAGCCATCGCGGACCAGGCCCGCTGCCCCGTGGTTGTGGTGCGCGTCGCTCCCGGCGCCGACGCTGCTGCGACCGATGCCGCAGTCATCGGCGACGACGTGAACGGCGTGAAGAGCGGAATGCAGGCGCTGCTCGCGGCCGAAGCGCAGGTCGGCGTCAAGCCGCGCATAATCGGGGCGCCAGGGCTCGATACCCAGGCGGTGACCACGGCGATGATCGTGATTGCCCAGAAGCTGCGCGCCATGGCCTATGCGGCGGCGGTCGGCGACACCGTCACCGAAGCGATCGCCTATCGTGCCAATTTCACGGCGCGCGAGCTGATGCTCATCTACCCCGACTTTGTCGCATTCGACACGTCGGCCGAGGCGAACGTCACCAGCTTCGGCACCGCCCGTGCGCTTGGGCTTCGCGCCCGGATCGACACCGAACAGGGCTTTCACAAGACGATCTCCAACGTCGCCGTGCAGGGCGTGGTCGGCCTCACCAAGGACGTCCAGTTCGACGTCCAGGATGCGAACTGCGAAGCGAATCTGCTCAACGCCGCCGAGGTGAGCGCGTTGATCCGCGCCGGCGGCGGCTTCCGCATTTGGGGCAGCCGCACCTGCGCGGAGGAGCCGCATTTCGTCTTTGAAAGCGCCACGCGCACTGCGCAGGTCCTGATGGACACGATTGCCGAGGGCATGATGTGGGCAATCGACAAGCCGCTGCGCCCGAGCCTGGTCAAGGACATCGTCGAGACGATCAACGGCAAGATCCGCGAGATGAAGGCCGCAGGCCAGCTCATCGACGGCCGCGCCTGGTTCGATCCCGAGAAGAACCCGACGACATCGCTCGCCGGGGGCAAGCTGGTGATCGACTATGATTACACGCCGGTACCGCCGCTCGAGCACCTGACCCTCACCCAGCGCATCACCGATTCCTACCTGGCCGACTTCTCGCTCGGCCAGGGCTGAACCGGCGCCGCCCGCCCCTTTCCCCAAGTTTCAGGAGCTGATCGATGGCCCTTCCCCGCAAGCTGAAATCCCTCAACCTGTTCAACGAAGGCCTGAGCTATCTCGGCCAGGTTGCAAGCGTCACCCTCCCCAAGCTCACCCGCAAGCTCGAGGATTGGCGTGGCGGTGGCATGGACGGCACGGTGAAGATCGACATGGGCGCCGAGCCGCTCGAGCTGGAATTCACCACCGGCGGCCCCATGCGCGATGTGCTGCGCCAATATGGCCTCACCAGCATCTCCGGCGCCTTCCTGCGCTTCGCCGGCGCCTGGCAGGACGACGCCACCGGCAGTGTCGACACCGTCGAGATCACCGTTCGGGGCCGGCACGAAGAGATCGACATGGGCGAGGCCAAGCCCGGCGAGGGCGGCGAGTTCAAGGTGAAGTCCGCCCTCACCTACTACCGGCTCGACTGGAACGGCATCACCGAGATTGAGATCGACGTGCTCAACGGCGTCTTCATCGTGGGCGGCGTCGATCGCATGGCCGAGATCCGCGCGGCCATCAGCTGATTCCCCTGGGGCCGCGTCATCCGGCGCGGCCTTCCTCCTCCTGCAGAAAGCCCGTTACGATGGAAACCGCTCAGCCCTCGACCGTCCCCAACGACAGCCCCGCCCAGCGCAGCTTCACCACCGAAGCCGCGATCATGCTGGGCGACAAGGAACTGATCGCCAGGGGCACCAGGATCTACGTGCGCAAGCCCGGCTCGGGCGAGCTGCGCGGCCTGCAGCTCCAGTCGCTCTTCCAGCTCGATGTGCTCCAGCTCGAGGCACTGGCTCCGCGCATCACCACGCCGATGATTCACAAGGGCGCGATCATGGATCCCGCGGACCTGATGCAGTTCGGCGCAGAGGTGCTGGATTTTTTGCTGCCGCAGGCCGCGAAGCCGGACTTCCCGCAAGCGTAGACGATGTGATGGCCGATGTGGCGAGCGTCTTTCACTGGTCGCCTTCGGTCATGGATCCGATGAGCCTGCCCGAGCTGATGGGGTGGCACGGCCGCGCGATCGAGCGGCTCAGGGCGATGAACGGCGTGAAGGACTAGCCTCTTGGACCGTAATCTCCGCATCCGCATGCTGCTCGAGGCGAGCGAGAAGGTAACCGGGCCGCTGCGCAACGTCGCCAGCGGCTCCAACCGCACGGCCCGCGCCCTCAAGGCGACGCGCGATCGCCTCAAGCAGCTCGAGCAGGCACAGGCAGACATCGGCGCCTTCCGCTCGCTCAAGATGGGGCTGCGCACCACCGAGGCGCAGCTCGGCAGCGCGCAGGCGGGGGTCGCCGCGCTCGCTCGCGAGATGGACGCCGCCGGCACGCCCTCGCGCAAGCTCGCGCGCGACTTCGACAACGCGCGGCGCGCGGCCGCGGCACTCAAGATCCAGCACGAGCAGCAGTCGAGCGAGCTTCAGCAGGTTCGCAGTCGCATGCGGGATGCAGGCCTGGGCGCCGATGGCCTCGTCGCCCACCAGCGCGAGCTGCGTGCCGCGATCGCGCGCACCAATACCGAGCTGCAAGAGCATGGCCGACGCCTGCAGGCGGCCGACACGCGGGCTCGCCGCTTCGCTGCCGGGCGCCAGCGCTTCTCGGCGATCCAGAATGGCGCCACCGGCCTTGCCGCCGGTGGCTTCGCGGCGATCCAGACGGGCGAGTCGATCGGCCGCCCCGTGCTCGGCGCCGTAGCGGCCGCCCAGCAGTACCAGTCGGCGATGACCGACATTGCCCAGAAGGCGAACCTATCTCGCCAGGAAGGCGAGCGCATGGGCCTGGCGCTGGCGCGCGCGGCGCGCGCCGCGAACCAGATGCCCGCGGATCTGCAGGCGGGTGTCGATGCGCTGTCCGGCTTCGGCCTCGATCCGCGCGAGGCGACGCGCATGATGGCGCCGATCGGCCGCGCCGCTACCGCCTACAAGGCCGAGATCGCGGATCTCTCAGCCGCGGCCTTTGCTGTGAGCGACAACCTGAAAGTGCCGGTCGACCAGACCGCGCGCGTCATCGACGTGATGGCCGCGGCGGGCAAGGCCGGCGCTTTCGAGATGCGCGATATGGCGCAGCACTTCCCAGCCCTCACTGCGGGCTATCAGGCGCTGGGGCAAAAGGGCGTTCCCGCCGTCGCGGATCTCTCCGCCGCGCTGCAGATCGCGCGCAAGGGCGCCGGCGATTCCGCCAGCGCCGCCACCAATGTCGCCAACCTTCTGCAGAAGATCACGTCGCCGGCGACGGTACGCGCCTTCCAGAAGAACTACGGTGTCGATCTGCCGGCGGCGCTCAGGCGCGCCTATCAGGAGGGCAAGACACCGATCGAGGCGATCGCCGAGCTGAGCAGCAAGACGCTGAACGGCGACATGTCGAGGCTCGGCTACCTGTTCGAAGACGCCCAGGTGCAGCAGGCGCTGCGCCCGCTGATTGCCAATATGGAGGAGTATCGCCGGATCCGCGCGGAGGCCGGAGCATCCAGCGGCACCACCGATGGCGACTTCGCCGAACGCATGAAGGATTCCGCCGAGAAGGCACGCGAGCTGAAGGTCCGCGCACAGACACTGGCCATCACGCTTGGCGCGCAGCTCCTCCCCGCTGCAAATCGGGTCGCTACAATGGCCTCTGCTGTCGCGGACCGGATCTCGGCATGGTCGCAGCGGCACCCGGTGCTGGCAAAGGGGATCGCCCTCGCGCTTGCGGGCCTGAGCGCGCTGTTCGTGGTCGTGGGCGGCGGCGCTATCCTCATCGCCGGACTGGCCGCGCCTTTCGCCGCGCTCTCGGCAACGGCGGCGGTGCTGGGCATCGGCATGGCCCCGCTGATCGGCATCGTCGGCGGCGTCGTGGTCGGCATCGGCGCGCTCGTCGCTGCCGGCTATTATCTCTACGCGAATTGGAGCGGGATAGCGGCCTGGTTCGGCCGGCTCTGGCAGGGCATCAAAAGCTTCTTCTTCACCAGCATCCAGGCGATCGGCGCCTTCCTCCTCGGCTTCACGCCACAAGGGTTGTTGCTCCAGGGGTTCATGCGGCTGCTCGCCTGGCTGCGCGGCGACATGGCCGGCCAGCTCGTCTCCGCGGGCGGCGATCTGGTGCGCGGCCTGATCCGCGGCATCACCGGCATGCTCGGCCAGCTCCACTCGACCATCGTCAACGCGGCAAGCTCGGCGGCCAACTGGTTCAAGGCGAAGCTCGGCATCCGCTCGCCCTCGCGCGTCTTCGCCGCCTTTGGCGGGTTCATGATGCAGGGGCTCGATCGCGGCATCGCTGCTACCCAGTCCGAGCCCGTCCAGCGGATCCAGACGCTCTCGCGCGAGCTGATCACGGCCTTCAGCGTCGGCACGGCAGCGACCGCGGCGATGCCGGCGGCCGCCGCCCCGCCGCGCGCGGCCATTGCTGCCCAGGCACCGGCTCCGGGCCCAGCGTCCAGGATCGAGATCCACATTCACCAGCAGCCCGGCCAGTCTGCGCAGGATCTCGCGCGCGCCGTGCGCGCCGAGCTCGAGCGGATTGACGGCGATCGTCGGGCCACGCGGCGCAGCACCATGCTCGATTCGCCCGACGGGGAAGACGCATGACGATGATGAGCCTCGGCATGTTCGCCTTCTCGCTTCCCACCCTCGCCTTCCAGGAGCTGCAGCGCCGCCAGTCCTGGCGCCACGCGCGCAGTGCCCGGGTCGGCGCGCGCGACGCGGTGCAGTTCGTCGGGCCCGATTCCGCCACCATCTCTCTCAACGGCAGCGCGCCCGCCGAGCTTATGGAGGGCCGCGCATCGCTCGATCGGCTGCGCGAGATGGCAAACGGCGGAGAGGCCTGGCCGCTCGTTGATGGCGCCGGCACCGTCTACGGCGCCTTCGTCATCACTGCGATCGATGAGCGGCAGACGCATTTCCTGCCCGACGGCACACCCCGCATGATCGATTTCGGCATCGACTTGCTGGAGGTCGACGCGGCCGAGGGCGCCGCGCGCAGCGGCGTATGACCGTCGCCGTCCCCGATTTCCGCGTCCTGCTCGGCCAGCAAGACCTGTCGCCCCGGATCCGCCCGCGCCTGATTTCGCTGCGGCTGGTGGAAAGGCGCGGCGGTGAGGCCGATCAGCTCGATATCGTGCTCGACGACAGCGATGGCCGCCTCATGCTCCCGCCCGAGGGCGCCGAGCTGACGCTCCAGCTCGGATGGAGTGCCGGGAGCGACGTGCCGCTCGGCCTGATCGACAAGGGGCGCTTCATCGTCGACGAGCTCGAACATTCCGGCCCGCCGGACACGCTCACCATCCGCGCCCGCTCGGCCGATTTCACCAGCGCCATCGCCACGCGCCGCGAGCAGAGCTGGCATGATACGACGCTGGGCGACATCCTGCGCCAGATCGCCGGGCGGCACGGCCTCGCCGTCCGCTGCGCCCCGGCGCTTGCCGCGATGGCGCTCAAGGCGCTCTCCCAGTCGCGCGAGAGCGATATCGCCTTCCTGCGCCGCCTGGGCCGCGAGCATGACGCGCTGGCCACCATCAAGGCGGGTTCGCTCATCTTCGCGCCGATCGGCGCCGGCACCACCGCTGGCGGCCAGCCCCTCCCCTCGACGGTGATCCGTCGCCGCGACGGCGATCGCCATACATTCCGGATCGAGAAGCGGCAGGCCGTGGGCCGCGTCACTGCCGCCTGGCACGATCGCAGCTCGGCGAAGAGGAAGACCGTCACCGCAGGCGCGGGCGACGGGCCCGAACGCAAGCTCGCGCGGGTCTTTCCGTCCCAGGAGGCCGCTCGCCGCGCTGCCGAGGCGGAGGCAAGGCGCGGTGCGCGCGCACCGCGCAAGCTGAGCCTGAACCTCGCCCTTGCGCGGCTCGACCTCTATCCCGAACAGAAGATGCGCGCCTTAGGCTTCAAGGCGGAGATCGATGGCACCGACTGGTTGCTGGCAGAGGTGGAGCACCAGCTCGATGGCAGCGGCGGGTTTGCGAGCCAGCTTCAGCTTGAGCTGACCGGCTAGTGCGGTGGCCGCATGCGGCCGAAAGTGGGCCGATTGCTGAAGCGCAGGTCCTGGTCACCGAAACGTCAAGGCCGCCGCGCGGTTTGTCAAAGAAGCACGGCGACCGCCGAAGCATAAGCTGCCGTTGTTCGCGAACGGATGAATTCGTCATTCAGGCAGAAAGCCCAATTCAAACACCTTCGGACGCAGTTTCGAGGTCAACGCAGCATAGGCGGCCTTGAATGGATCGAAGTCGGTCAGCTCGGTGTCGCTATAGGCTTCGAGCGCGCGGCGAATCTGATACCATCCGGCATCGGGGCGCCCAAGCTTGTATTCGTCGCGGATCTTGCGCGGGAAGCTGGTAGCATGGAATCGCGTCCACAATTTGCGGCCCTCGTCGAGCACTGACCGTGCCTCGGGCGAGAAGGTCATACCGGCCATGTGGCGGACCATGAAGTCGCTCTCGAACCGCCCCTTGGCGCCAACCTCGGCTTCGGTGAAGGGAATGAAGTGATTGACGAGGCTCCAGTCGCGATCGTTCCAGCGCAGCCCGTCGGCCCCGGCCGTCAGGTTCTTACCAGCGAACAGCATCCAGACGAGGCAGTCAGATTTGAACTCATCGGTCAGTGGCTGCGACGGCTGCAGGAATTGATCATTGTGATTTTGCCAAGTGTGCGATGCCAACATGCGCACAGAAAACACGACCGCAGCTTGCCACAGGTTTGACGGACTCAGCCAGACACCGCCGCCATTGCCTCCCGTGAATATCGAAGACGTGATTAAGGTCTCTTGCCCAGCGTGTTGTAGATCATTGTTGCTGGCATATAGATACCCGAGTGCTTCATTGAGCTGCTTCTTCGGCCGCGGGTTACTCGCAACCGTCAGAGCGTTCGAAAGGGGCAGAGCCGGACCGCCCTTCGCGCTCGTTTTCGACATCCACACATTTAACAAGCACGCAGCTGGACGAACCGCGTAGGTCTTTTCGCGAATCAGCGTACCGGACCGATCGAGTACGTTAGTCGTAATGTCGGAAAGCGGCGCTCTACTACCCTGATCCCATACCAGAAAGCCGATCGGAAAATTGCCCTTGAGGCCGTCAAAGGCGCGGTTGTGCACCACGAAGCCGCCGAGATACTGCGCCTGCCAGATACGGCGAAAAGGTTCGAAGTTCGGCGCGTTCACATATTTGAGCGTGCTGAACATCGCGAGCTTGGCGTTTGGCAGCTCGTGACGAATGCGGACGAGAAACTGCGTGAACAGCTCTTTGCTTGCGTAACCAACATTCATTTGACGCATCCAGCCGTTGATGCGGGTTTTTTCGATGCCGACCTTGTTCTCGTCGCCCTTCGCAATCCCTGATCCGCTTTCAGCATACGGCGGGTTGATCAGCACCAGAATCGGCTTGGCGCCCTTCCTGCCCTCTTTTGCATCAGCAATCGCTTGGCGCAGCGCCATCGGCAGCTTGTTCGACAAGCCGTAGTCGATCTCGCCAAAATCGGTGACGTCGTCGTTCAGATAGTCGTACTGAAAAATCTCCGCACCTGCGAACGCCGGGTTCGATTTCATGATCGTCACATCGGCTTGGTCGAGCGTCGACATGAAGACGTTGCGGAGATTGCTGTGCTTGGCCTCGAGATTGCCTACGCCCGCACACATGTCCCACACCAGATAGCGGTCTTGCCAATTTTCGCCCAGCGTGGCGCGCAGCTGGTCATAAGCTTTGTCGACAATGTGCAGCGGCGTGTAATAGGCGCCCTTGAACTTTTGCTCGTCGACCGGCAGCAGGCTGTCGCGCCGTTCGAGCAGGTAGTGGCGATGCTTCTGCTCGGGCGGGCGATGGTAGATCGCCCAGAAGTTGCGATAGCCGCGGTCGTTCGCGAGTTCGTAGGTTTCACCGTTGAGCAGGAAGGTTGGCCCGTCCGCTGTCATGAGCAGCCGCGCGGGCAGATTGTGCATCGCCTCGTGCTCGCCGTCGTGCATAATGTCGGCGAAGAAGAGCACGGCATAATCCGCGGGCGTCCTCACGCCCAGTTCCTCACCGATCATCGCGACCCAGCGGTCGAACACCTGCCGCAGATTATCGGGCGTGATCGGCGTGCGGATAATGCGGCGTTGTTTGATCGCCTCCTTTACCGCCTTGACGAACGCCGCCTCGTCATGCGCGATCTCATATTCAACGATGTGCGTCTGGACGTAGGGAGCGATCTGCGCTCCCAGTTCCTTGCCCGCGCCCGATCCGGATTTCGGCCAGACTATGCTCTTGTCGTCGAGCAAAGGCAGGGCCTTCTCGGTCGGCATGATAGCGGCCTTGTCGCGGTCGATGACGGCAAGGAAGGCAGGGATCGGCTCGCCGCGTTTTTTCGCCGCGCGAATGTAGAACATCAATTGCGCGAACATGACGATCGGCGGTGTCGAAACCGCTTTTGCCTCGAACCAGACCTCCTGTGTCTGGATATCGACAAGGTTCTTGGAAACGCCTTTAAGCCCCAGGGCTGAGATATAGGCGTCTTTGACGTCCTCCTCGGTGCGGGCCTTGGCGAGCGCGTGTGCCAGTGTCATCGAGTATGGTGGCCCCGTTTCGCTCAAAGATAGGTTGGCAGGTATACGGCTGTTTCGGTGGTTGGCGATATCTAAGCGGACCCTAAGCTAGCCAACTCATAGCGGTCGTTCACGCGCTATCCACGAATGGCCGGTTACGGGATCGCTCGCGAGTAGAGCGAATGATCGAATGTGAGGGCGCTTAGATGCTCTTTGAGGCCTGAGCCGCTTCCTGCAAAAATTGGATCATCTTAGCCGACAAAGGAGTTGCCGCCCGCCGGTTCCGGCGGGCGAATTTGGCTTGAAGGCTGCTATATTCATGTTGAGCCACTTCTAGCGTGCGCCCCGCGCTGAAGAGCCGGGACCGCCGTTCGTTTCGACGATCGGGATCATCGTTCAAAACCGCGTCAATTCGGCTGTTCACCGCATGAACCGAACTACGAATGATCGCTATAGATTCAACCATGCTCGAAGGGAGCTTTGAGATATCTAGCTCTCGAAGAACTTCGATCATCTCACTTGCGCGCGCGCCTCTCAGCGCGAACTCAGTTGGCTTTGCTGGATCGGTCAAGGCGTCTAGACGCTCAGTAACAAAGTCAACGGAGTGCCGCGCAAGACGAGCGGCGGCAACAGCCGCGCCACGTCGATCAAACCACTGTTGAAGACCAACATAAGCGAAGCCGGCACCAATTGCTGCGACAGACGCCCAAGCTTGAATTGCTGCATAGGTTTCGCCCGATCCCGACGCTCCGTAAGCCATTCCCCCCCCTTATGGATGTGCTCGTGCTCAAAGTGACATTGGCTTAATCGGCAGCAGTTTCACAATCCCCGAAATCCCCGGGACCGTCGGCTGCTGTCGGGATTGCCGGTGAGCTTACCTGGCAGAGTTTGGGGTGCGCAACTGCCGTTGCGCTCCAGCTGAATGAACAGCCGGGATCGTGGGAATACGGCCGTAAAGCGGCCTGGCTGCCGTCCTCCCAGAAGCGGAGGCAGATTAGTCGCTCAGCAAACGCAGCTTCTAGGATCCCGCGAGATTGCGCTGTACGGCGGGAATGCGGGTGAAAGCCTCCGCTCGGCTACTACTGCAGAGCCCATCTTCCCATGTTGGATTCTGTCCGCGACAAGAACGGATCAGGAACGATTCGGAACCAGCGAAAGAGTGAGCGAACCGGTATATCGGCTGACCCCAGGGTGCGAGCTGGCGTGCCCGCGATGCGAGATTATGTGCGCGGTGCTCGCGGCTGCTCGGGATCAGTACTGGCGCGATCTCGAGGAGCTTCATCGTGTTCGGGCGCTTCGTCCCTCGCGGGTGCAGGCATCAGATCTTGAAGCTGCGAAAGACCGGCTGGCAGCAGCCGAGCGAGAGTTCGCGCGAGTTCGTCCACCGGCTTGGATAGATCCAACGTTCGAAGCAGACCCTCGTACATCCGCGCCAGTGCAGCTTCACTAGGAAGAGCGACTTGCATCGTGACCAATTGAAGCGACGGCGCTTGGTCCGACGCGACTGGCGTGACAGTTTGTCCTCGCGCGGCCCTTTCGAGCTGTTCGGCTCGCTCCACAGCGTTCCTTACGAACCTGATCCAGCGGGGTACCGACTTGGTGTGACCCTTCTCGAAATTTGACACCGCTTGTTGCGTTAACGTCATGTCATCGCCGGCGCGCGACGCCTCAAACGTGGCTCGCTTCGCTACCTCAGCCGCGCTCCACCCGAGCCGCCGTCGTGTTTCAATTAGCCAGTCAATTTGGTCGAGTACGTTGTGCACCGGCACACGCTACAAACTTTTTTGTAGCCGCAAGCTCACAAAATGCTTGTGACTTCTTGTTGTTTTTTGTAGCTGACGGTTATGGATACCGCTTTTGCACATCAAGCGTTCCGCGACGCAGTCACCGCCGCGAAGTCGCAGGGCGCCTTTGCGCGCGGCGTGGGCACCTCGCAGCAGAGAATATCGTATCTCCTGAAGCACCACCGGCTTCTGCCCGGCGAACTCGTGCTCCGTGCCGAAGATCTCACCGGCGTGTCGCGCCATCGGCTCCGTCCAGACCTTTACCCGCAGGACGACGCTGCTTCTGTCCCCCTTGCCCATGGCAGCGTCGTAGCCCCCGGCGCTCCGATCGTCGCGTGCGATCAGAGCGCCGCTTCGCACTCCGGAGCGGACGCATGACGCTGCGTCGCGATCCCGTTACCTTCCAGCACGCGCTCACCCGCGTTGCCGCTGTGCTCACCGTGGCGCGCATGGCGCGGACGGTGGGCCGCAGCCAGCGTCTGGTGCACAAATGGATGCACCCGGAAGCTGGCGCCTATCCCACGATTTCTCAGGCGCTCGCGCTCGATACGGCCTTCGTGGCCGCGGGCGGCGACGGTGCGCCCCTGCTCGAAACCTATGCCCAGCAGCTCGACAATGAGCTTGGCCGTCAGGTCGCCTCCCGCATCGCGCTCGCCAATGATCTGGCGACGGCCGCGAAGGAATGCGGAGAGGCGATCGCGCACGGCCTGGCCGTCTCGCAGCCGGGCTCTGGCCCGCGCGAGGCACACCGCGCGCTGGGCGAAGCTGAAGAAGCCAAGTCAGCGATGGCGGTCGTTGTCCGGCGTCTCTCGTCTTTCCTGCCGCGCGGCGCGGGGCCGCGCGGGGAAACCATGGGGGGAACCCAATGACTGCCAAAACCTACCGAAGAAATCCCGGCATCCCCTGCCCGCATTGCCTCGGGCGCACCAAGGTTCGCACCAGCGAACAGGTCACGCGCCTGGTGCGCGAGCTCCGAATCGTCTGCGACGATATCGAATGCGGGCACAGCTTCGTCGCGCAGCTCTCCGCGATCCGCACGGTTCGCCCCTCCGCCCGGCCAAATCCGGCGGTCCATCTGCCCCAGGGGGGCTGGAGCGTGCCGGCAAACGATCGCGAGCCGCGCCCGGCCAATGACGACAAGCCACCTGCGGCCGAGGGGGCCACCCCCATGGGCACCTGATCCCACGGGCTAGCCGCCACCCCTCCCCGCTTCTTCCCCCCAACCCGGCAAGCACGCGCTTCCGGGCATGCCCTTCCTTTGCCTGAAAGGTCCGCCACATGCTCCATCTCGCTCTCTTCCCGAATCTGCCTGAGGCCGGGCCCGTCACGCCATGGGTCTATCTGCGGATGCGCAGACGCGCGGCGGGCCTCACGATCCGTGACGCTGCCCGCCGCCTCGCGCCCACCTCTGCCGATATCGAGCGTGTAGAGGCCCTGTTACGGCGCCTAGAGACGCCAGGGCGCCGGGCGCTCTATCGATCCACCATCGAGAGCCTGGGCACCGCATTCTCGCTCGATCCCAGCGTCTATTGGCAGCTCGTTGAGGAAGCCCCCGATCGTCACCCTCGCATCTGCCGGGATTGCGGCTGCAGTGAGCACGATGCCTGCACTTCGGCAGACGGCCACTCCACCTGTGGATGGGTGAACGCCTTCCACTGTACGCGCTGCGCCGATGCGCGGCGGGAGGCCGCGTGATGCGCGCGCGATCGCTGTGGCTCTCGCTCGCCCGCGCGCTGGCGATCGGCCTCGCCGTTTGCTTCGCGGCGGTATTCACTCTGCCGCTCGTGGCGATGACGATCGCGCGCGCCCGTTCGGAGGGCCGCTGAAATGGCCCGCCCTCGCCGCAGCGCGATAATCGCCCTGGGGCTGCTGGTTGGCGTTTTAGTCGCCGGCGCGCTCGATACGCTCACCGCCGGGCCCGGCGTGGCCGTGGTCTTCGGCATCGATCCAGCGGCCGAGGTGCTCGAATGAGCGGCCGCGCCCACTTCCGCCAGGCCGATCTCACCCGCGCCGTCCGCGCCGCGCGGGCGGGCGGCCTCGCCGTTGTCCGGACAGAGATCGAGCCCGATGGCCGGATCGTCTTGATCCATGCCGCTGCCGCGGATCCGGCGGCGACGCCTTTTGATGCGTGGAGGGCAAGCCGCGATGCGCGTTAAGCTGAAGGGGATCAACAGCGTCCGCAAGAAGCTCGCCGGCGGCGGATCGGTCACTTATTATTATGCCTGGAAGGGCGGCCCCCGGCTTGAGGGGGCGTTCGGCTCCCCCGAATTCATCGCGAGCTATCACCAGGCGCACGAAAAGGCGAAGCGGCGCGAATCGGATACGCTGCGCTCGCTCCTCGATGCGTTTCAGGATTCGTCGGACTTCACCGATCTCGCGCCCCGCACGCGCGCCGACTATCGCAAGCAGATCCGCGTTATCGATGCCGAGTTCGGGGACTTCCCGCTCGCGGCGCTGGCGGATCGCCGCACCCGCGGCGAGTTCATGGCGTGGCGTGATCGCCTGGCGCTCACGTCGCGCCGCCAGGCCGATTATGCCTTCGCGGTCCTCGCGCGCACGCTCTCCTGGTCGGTCGATCGCGGCCTCGCCACCGTAAATCCGTGCAAGGCGGGCGGACGCGTTTATCGCTCCGGCCGCTCGGAGAATATCTGGACCGAGCTCGACGAAGCCGCCTTCTATGCAAAGGCGCCTGCGCACCTGCATCTGGCCCTCACGCTCGCGCTATGGACCGGCCAGCGCCAGGGTGATCTGCTCGCGCTCACCTGGGCGAATTACGACGGCAGCCATATCCGGCTGATCCAGCGCAAGACCATCCGCAAGAACCGGCGCAGCACCGGCAAGCGGATCATCATCCCTGTAGGCGCCCCCCTTAAGGCCAGGCTCGACGCGCTCGATCCTGCCGGCCGCACGCGCACCCAAACCATCCTGCTCACCGAACGGGGCACGCCCTGGACCGAAAGCGGCTTCCGCGCCTCGTGGCGCAAGGCGTGCATCAAGGCGGGGGTGGAAGGCGTCACCTTCCACGATCTGCGCGGTACAGCCGTTACCCGCCTCGCCCTCGCCGGAGCCACGCCGCCAGAGATCGCAACGATCACCGGCCACTCGCTCCGCGACGTCCACGAGATCCTCGACACCCACTACCTCAGCCGCGATCCGCGCCTCGCCGAAGCGGCGATCCGCAAGCTCGAATCCGGCTGA